AGAAATCGCAAGCTGTAGCTGAGGAACGCAAGGCGGTTGAGGCCGAGCGCCAAGCGGTTCAAGAAGCTAAGGCTATGCGCGATCAATACGCGCAAAGGTTGGAGATCATCGAGTCGATGTTGAACCAACCGCAGGAAGTGGAGAATCTGGATTACCTGAAAGAGACTGATCCTATCGGTTATGCCGTGAAGGTCGCTGAGATGTCTCAGAAGGAGAAACAGTTAGCGCAGGTTCGTGCCGAGCGTGAGCGCATCATGCAACAGCAGGAATATGACAGGCAACAACAGATGAGACAGACGATTGCTGTTGAGTCTGAGAAGCTAGTTGCTGCGATACCTGAATATGCTGATCCGAACAAGGGCGAGACAATCCGTAAGGAGATCCGCAGTTTCGGTAAGCAGATGGGGTTCTCTGACGAGGAATTGGCTAATGTGTTCGATTCCCGAGCAGTTCTGACGCTGTACAAGGCTATGCAATATGACAAACTACAGTCAAGCAAGCCAGCTGTGAACAAGAAGGTTTCAGAGGCTCCTAAGGCGATTAAGCCCGGTGTTTCTAAGCCAAGAGACAGTAATAGCGAGGAACTGAGGAAACTTAAAGCGCGAGCTAAGTCGTCCGGAAGGGTGGCTGATGCCGCAAGTGTATTTGAACGATTCTTATAAGGAATGTAATCATGGCAACTTATACCGCCCATACCGCTATTGGTCAGCGTGAAGACCTTACCGATGTTATCTATGACATCAGCCCAACCGAAACACCTTTCATGTCTTCGATTGGCAAGACAAAAGCTACGGCTGTCTACCATGAGTGGCAGACCGACACCCTTGCAGCCGCTACTACCAATAACGCTGCTGTTGAAGGTGCTGACGCTTCGGACGCTACCCTGTCCCCAACCGTTCGTCTTGGTAACTACACCCAGATCCTGCAAAAGACTATCAAGGTCTCTGGCACTCTGGACACAGTGAACAAGGCTGGTCGTAAGTCTGAAAAGGCTTATCAGCTGGCTAAGGCTTCGCAAGAGATCAAGCGCGATCTGGAAACCATCCTGCTGTCGAACCAAGGTCGTTCGGCTGGTGACGGTTCTAACGCTCGTAAGATGGGTTCGCTGCTGTCATGGATCAAGACCAACTCGTCTGCTCAGACTAACGGTGGCGATCCTACGACTATCGGTGTTTCGACTCGTACTGACGGTAACACCCGTACATTCACTGAAGCCCTGCTGAAAGAAGTTGTGGCAGAAGTGTTCGTTTCCGGTGGTTCGCCTAAGGTTCTGATGGTTGGCGCAACTGGTAAGCAGAAGGTTAGCTCGTTCACTGGTATCGCTGAGACTCGTTTCAACGTGACTGGTGCTGCTCCTTCGACAATTATCGGCGCTGCTGACATCTACGTCAGTGACTTCGGCAATATGTCGGTGGTTCCTAACCGCTTCATGCGTACCCGTGAGGCTCTGATCCTTGATCCTGAGTACGCAGCTATCGCTTACCTCCGTCCGTTCCAGACTAACGAACTGGCTAAGGCTGGCGATGCTGACAAGACTCAGATCTTGGTTGAGTGCACACTTGAGGTTAAGAACGAAGCTGCTCATGGCATCGTGGCTGACCTGAATATGTCGCTGTAATTGAAATAGCCCCTGACCTTATGGTTGGGGGCTTTTCTACGAGGATTTATGAACTTTAGAGATACAGCAGTACACGCAGACGGTGATGGCGGTATCGTCATTGAAACTAAACAGGATGTATCGGAGATCATTGAGGCTAACAAGGCTCAATTAGAGTTCGACAAGCAGAGGACTGGGCATCTTAAAGACCTGCATCATGTAGCCAGAATCCCGTTCACGGTCATTGATGACTTGAACAAGATGGGCATCATGAAGGGCTTTAGCATTGTGGATGACGCAGCGTTTGCTAGTTGGCTTAATAATCCCGATAATGCGGTTTGGAAAACTTATCGTGGCACTATCTCTAAGGGGAACTAATGAACGTAGGAGTTTGCGTACCAGCTAGGGACGAGGTTCACACTGCATTTGCTTTTGACTTTGCCAAGATGGTTGGCAGGGATTCTAAGCACAGGTGTTCCAAAGATGGCAATGGGCTAAAGCTCTATACGATGGCAGGAACGCTGATATTCGATCAGAGGGAGAAGCTAGTAGATGCTGCTCTCAAAGAGGGATGTGATGCGGTTCTGTTTATTGACTCAGATATGCGGTTTCCGGCTGACACGATTGACATTTTGTTAAGCCGTGAGGTTCCGATTGTTGGGGTTAATGCAGTAACAAGACGTAAGCCGACACTACCGACTGCGTTGAATCTTGAGTTAGAGAAGGATGATGAAGGCAAGATTATTCGTCACGCTTGGCACAAGGTAGATTCGATGGGCAAGGAAGGCATAGAGCCTGTCACAGCGGTTGGTTTTGGTGTGGTGATGATTCGTAAGGAAGTCTTTGAGAAGGTTCCTAAGCCTTGGTTTGATGTGGGTTGGGGGTCAAAGGGGATCATTGGCGAGGATGTGCATTTTTGCATCAAAGCCTTGGATGCCGGGTTCCAGACTCATGTAGATCACAGTCTCTCAAAGCATATTGGTCACATTGGTACTTACGAGTATCGATGGGAAGATGTAGAGGAAGGCGCTATAGAGGCGCACAATAACGGGAAATAGACATGGCATTTACGAGCTACAGTGACCTAAAGACTACGATAGCGAACTACCTAGCTCGTAGTGATCTGACTTCAGTAATCCCAGACTTTATCCGGTTGGCTGAGGAGCGTCTGCGTAGAGACCTGCGAATCCGTCAGATGTTGGTGGTGGCTACGGCTTCTACGACTGGTGGTGATTCTACGGTTGGGCTGCCTACAGACTTCTTGGAGATGCGGGATATTCACCTGAACACGAATCCCATTAGCTCCTTGTCTTATGAGGCTCCTAATACGTTCTACGCTAGCACCAGAGCTACTGAGTCTGGTATCCCTAGAACCTATACTGTACTGGCCTCAGAGCTTCAATTTGCCCCTATTCCTGACACTGCGTACACGGCTCAGATGCTGTATTACGCAAAGCCTCCACTGCTAAGTGATAGCAATGCTAGCAATGTATTCTTGGCTAACTGCCCTGATGCCTTGCTGTATGCGGCTTTGGGTGAGGCTGAACCGTATCTGATGAACGATGCAAGATTGCAGGTATGGGCTTCCCTGTATGACCGGGCTGTAACGTCTATTTCTAACTCTGACCAGTCTAGTGAGTACAGTGGTCAACCTATGTCAATGTCTTATAACGTGAGGTAAATCATGGCAGAAATGTCGAATTATCTGGAAAATGCTCTGATTAACGCTACGTTGCGTAATACGAGCTATACAAGCCCAACAACGGTTTATGTTTCTCTTTATACATCTGATCCAACCGATGCTGATACTGGTACAGAAGTTTCTGGTGGTTCTTATGCTCGTACTGCTGTTACTTTTGGTGCGCCCAGCAATGGCGTTAGTACCAACAGTGCTGCGGTTGAGTTCCCGCAAGCCACAGGATCATGGGGAACCGTAGGCTGGATTGGTATTGAGGATGCTTCTACTGGTGGCAACCTGCTGTATCACACAGCCTTGGATGCGTCTAAGACGATTGATTCAGGCGATATTTTTAAGATTGCAACAGGTAGCTTGTCCGTAACCTTGGCATAAGGGGTAGAAAATGCCTCTGGTCGTTAAGGATAGGATAAAAGAGACCAGTACGACATCCGGTACGGGTACATTGACGTTAGCTGGCGCTTCTGCTGGCTTTCGCTCATTTGCAGACATAGGTAATGGCAACACCACCTATTACGCCATTGTTGATTCCAATGCTGGTACATGGGAAGTCGGTATCGGAACTTATACGGCTTCTGGTACGACACTAGCTCGTAATACGATCCTCTCAAATAGCTCTGGCACTACGTCTGCTATCAATTTTGCTGCGAATAGCAAGGATGTATTCGTAACGTATCCATCTGATAAGTCTGTCCATGAGGATGCTGATAATGTGGCCTATGCGCTGCATTTAGCGGCTTCTAATGGCATTTTGCTGACCAACCAGACGGTAGGTACGTCCATGACGTTTCCAACGGGCTATGAGGGCATTAGCGGTAAGAATACGACGGTTGCTAGCGGGGTGACGGTTACAGTGCCTTCTGGCGCTAACTGGACGATTGTCTAAATGTTTGGGATTAGCACTTATGCTCAGTCTCCGTATGCGTCACTAGGTGGATCGACGTTATTTGGTGCTGCGAGTATAGATGCGACTGCTTTGGTATCTGCTGCTGGTATACGGCAAAGGATGGCGATAGGGTCGATTAGCTGTACTGCTACGGTAACGGCTAATGGCGGTAGGTTAAATTTTGGTGTGGCTAATGTATTTACAGAGGCTACGGTAACTGCGGCTGGTGTAGCGATATTCAGTGGCGTAGGTGCAATAAACGCAACGGCTACTGTTACAGCTAATGCAACAAGAGTACAATTTGGCAATGCTGCGGTAAGTGGTACAGCAACGGTTACAGCGACAGGAATTAGGATTCAGTTTGGTGCTGGATCGATTAACGGTACTGCAACTGTAACGGCTAACGGCGGTGTTGTTTATCAGGGTGATGCAAGTATTAACGCTCTGGCAACAGTAACGTGCAATGCTAATGCGATATTTGCCGGTGTTGGTTATGTTAATGCTCTGGCAATAATTAGTGCGAATGGTCAGATTATTGGTGAGGAGTGGTCAGATTTAACTCCTGAATCGACTAATTGGACTGAGCAGAGTGCAGGTAGCAACGATTGGACGAATGTAGGAACAAGTAGCGATACATGGACACCAGTTTCTGCTGGATCGAATACTTGGACGAATGTAAACGCAGGTTCTGATAATTGGATGAGGCAATAAGATGCCAATAACGATTGGCGGTAGCGGCACGATTACAGGTTTATCCGCAGGTGGATTGCCTAATAGTTCTATTGTGACTGCTGATATTGTTAATGCTGCGATTACTGCGGCAAAGCTAGATGGCGCTCAGAGTGGTTCTGCGCCCATTTATGCGGCTAGGGCATGGGTAAACTTTAATGGTACGGGTACGGTTGCGATTCGTGCGTCAGGCAATGTGAGTTCTATCACTGACAATGGTACGGGTAATTATACGGTGAACTTTACTGTAGCTATGACTGACGCGAATTATTCAGCAAATATAACTGCGGGGGGCAATACAGTTGGTAGGCAACCAATTATATCAGCGGCAGTAGATGGATCTGGAAACACTGTTGCTCCTACTGCATCAGCTTTTAGATTTAATATTGTTATTGTTTCAATAACTAATACTGATGCTGACTATCTTAACGTAGCCATATTCCGCTAAAGGACAACCATGAACCAAAGAATAATTTACCCAACAGACGAAGGCGTAGCAGTCATAGTACCTGCTGACTGCGGTCTGACCATTGAAGAAATTGCTGCCAAGGACGTACCTGCTGGCAAGCCGTACCAGATTGTAGACGTATCAGAAATACCATCAGATAGAACTTTCCGTGGAGCTTGGACATGGGCATCATAATTGACGTAAACAAAGCTAAGGCCATTGGTCATGATATGCGTCGTGCTGCTAGGGCTGAGGAATTCGCTCCGCATGATGCTGTAATTGCTAAAGCTATTCCCGGTGCTGATGCTGTAGCTGCTGAGGCTGCTCGTCAGGCTATCCGTGAGAAGTACGCAACGATACAAGCCCAGATTGACGCAGCTACAACACCTGACGAGATTAAAGTAGCACTAGGGATTTGATATGCCAATCAAGTTAAACACAGCTTCTGGTGGTGGAGTAATACTAACTGGTGCTAATACAGCATCAGATAAGACTATTACGGTTCCTGCTGCTGATACAACTATGGTTGGCACAGATTCAACACAGACGCTAAGTAATAAGACGTTTTCTGGAGCGCAGACGTTTGGTACTGCTTCTCTTGCAGAGCCTAGCGGTTCAGCACCTTTGTATATGTGCAGAGCGTGGGTGAACTTTAACGGAACAGGCACTGTGGCTATTCGTGCGTCAGGGAATGTATCAAGTATCACGGATAACGGTACGGGTGACTACACGGTAAACTTTACGACTGCGATGCCGGATGCGAATTATTGCGCCTCATTTGCTTTTAGTAGGCAAACAGACGCACCAAGTGGAAATATTGCTACAAATAACGCTACAGGTTTAGATGTAGCTCCAACAACTTCGGCTTTGCGTGTGGGTATTTTTTTATTTGGCACTGGCGGCAAAGATGTGTCTTATGTCAATGTTGCAATTTTCCGCTAAAGGACAACCATGACACTTAAACACAAAACGAAAGGCACGTCATGAGCGTTACCATTAACGGCACTAACGGTCTAACGTTTAACGATAACAGCACTCAGACTACTGCTGCGACAGGTTTTGGCTTTAAGAACCGCATTATCAACGGTGCTATGGTCATCGACCAGCGGAATGCAGGGGCGAGTATCACGGCAAACGATGCGACGTTTCCCGTTGACAGATTTAAAATGGCTTGTACGCAAACCAGCAAACTCACTGCACAGCAAAACGCTGGTTCCGTTACGCCACCTGCTGGCTTTAGAAATTATCTGGGGCTAACATCGTCATCTGCTTACAGCGTTGGCGCATCGGACTTTTTCGTTGTCACGCATTTCGTCGAAGGCTTCAATGCTGCCGACTTAGGTTTTGGTACAGCAAACGCTGCTACCGTAACACTGTCGTTTTGGGTTCGGTCTTCCTTGACTGGTACGTTTGGCGGTGCATTGCGAAACGGCGATGTAGGGACTCGCAGCTATCCGTTCAGTTTTACGATCAGCGCAGCAAACACTTGGGAACAAAAAACAATAACAATTGCTGGTGACACAAGCGGAACATGGAATACCACAAACGGGCAAGGTTTGGACATTCGCTTTGGCCTTGGCGTTGGCTCCACATATAGCGGCACGGCAGGTTCTTGGTCTGGTTCCAACTTACTCTCAGCCACAGGCGCAACCAGCGTAGTCGGAACCAACGGCGCAACCTTCTACATCACCGGCGTACAACTCGAAAAAGGCAGCACAGCCACCAGCTTTGACTACAGGCCGTATGGTACGGAGTTGCGGTTGTGTCAGCGGTATTATGCAACAGGCAATTATCCTGTTATGCGTAACTTTACAGGTACAACTATTGCAGTATCAACCTCAGTTACATTGCCTGTAACGATGAGAGCAACGCCTACTGTTACTGCATCAGTTGGCACTGTTGAAACAGCATATTCAAATGTAATATCTAGTTATCAAACAAGTATTGGTTCTGGCGCAAGCACTGCAACATCAACATATACCGCTGCAATAGAATTGTGAGGTAAAAATGTATAAATTACACAATCAAAGTGGTGTTTATAGACTTTTAGATGGCGCTTTCATCCCATTTGATTTAGCTAACACGGACTATGTTGATTATTTAAAGTGGCTTGAAGAAGGAAACCAACCTTTGCCAGCAGAGGAATAAATGCAAAAGATCATATTCGGTGAGTGGTTGCCAGATCAGCCCGGTGTCATGGGGGCGATAACAGACGCTAAGAATTGTTATCCCGTTGCTAACGGCTATGCTCCGATCAAGAGTGAGGCTGATTATTCTGATGCTGCTGGCGCTAATCTGCTGATTACCTTTGCTGGTAAGTTTGGTGGTGCTAGTACGCTATTTGCTGCTAGTGCAACTCAGATATACAAGTTTGACAGCAATGATGCTAGTTTGGATGCACTGACTACAACAGGATATACCGCAGTTGAGGGATGGGACGTAACTCAGTTTGGCCCTACGATGATCCTAGCTAATGGTCAGGATAAGTTGCAATCATGGACGCTGAATTCATCGACTTACTTTGGTGATTTGTCTGCATCTGCGCCTATTGCAAAGTTCGTAACGGTTGTCCGTGACTTTGTGGTGGCGGCTAACGATGGTACGGATACGAGCAAGGTTTACTGGTCAGACTTGAATGATGAGACAGACTGGACTCCTGCTGCTGCTTCTCAGGCTGACAGCCAGATCCTTCCTGACGGTGGCGATATTACTGGTTTAGCAGGTGGTGAGTATGGTCTGGTATTCCTAGAGCGTGCTATCTACCGGATGAGCTATGCTGGCTCTCCGTTCTTTTTCCAGTTTGACGCTATTAGCCGATCTTTAGGCTGTATTTCTAACGGATCTATTGCTCAGTATGGCAACCTGACCTATTTCCTTGCAGACGATGGATTCTATGTCTGCGATGGTCAATCAACGAAAAATATCGGTACTGAGAAAGTAAACCGCTGGTTCTTTGATAACGCTATTCCTAACGAAATATCCTCAGGAATGAGTGCTACGGTTGATCCTGTTAATAAATTAGTAATCTGGAAGTTTAATAATACGTTTGGCGGCAAGTATTTGCTGATGTTCTCTATTGATTTGAACAAGTGGTCTTATGCTGAGACTACAGCAACGTCAATTGCTTATGTATTAACACCTTCAGC